AATCCTGTTTATGTGCCTATATAGCACTAAAAATGCTATTAGAGGACAATAAACACATCTGGATTGTATCTCCTACCTACGACTTATCCCAGAAAGTATTTGAATACCTAGTTAGATGGTTTAGTAAAGTAGCACCTTCTCAGTCAAATAACATCCAAAATAGACCTTTTCCTAAGATTAAGACCGCCAGAGGTTCTTGGATTGAATGTAAATCAGCTGAAAATCCTACTTCCTTACTGGGAGAAGAGTTAGATTTAGTCATTGTAGATGAGGCAGCTAGAATTTCTCGCAGAGTTTATGATACCTATGTCTTTCCGACTACTTCTTCAAGACACGGAAGAACAATTTTTATAAGCACACCTTTTGGACAGAATTGGTTTTATGATAAGGCTATGGAATGTAAGAATGGTGATGGAGCAAATGGAGCATATTTCCATTTCCGAACCCTAGATAACCCACATTTTACAAAAGAAGAATGGGATAGAGCCAAAAAACTCTTACCTGCTCAGGTTTTTGAACAAGAATATGAAGCATCTTTCTTACCAGATGCGGCGTCAGTTTTCAGGGGAATTGATGAAATAGTCAAAGATAATACCTTATCTGACGTTATCGCAGGACATCAGTATGTAATGGGTGTTGATTTAGGAAAACACGAAGATTTTACGGTAATTACAGTAATAGACAAATATAATAATAACGTAGTTTATTTTGACCGCTTTAATCAGATTGACTATCCTTTCCAGCAAAAACGTATTCAGGCGACTGCTGATAGATATAATAATGCCAGAATAATTATTGATTCCACTGTCATAGGAGAACCGATTAAAGAAGACTTGGAACGTTTAGGACTTTTTATAGATGATTTCAAATTTACCAATCAAAGTAAAAAAGAATTAATTGAAAAGTTGAGTATTTTTATAGAGCAAAAACAAGTTTGGATACCACCCAGAGAAGAACTAATAGATGAGTTGAGAGCCTTTGGTTATCAATTATCTAACTCTGGAAATGTAATTTACAAAGCACCACAAGGTATCCACGATGATTGTGTATGTTCCTTTGCTTTAGCCGTCTGGGGATTGACTGGAAAAGCCAACCCTAAAACTGCTATCCAAAACGCCATAGAGGAACGAAAGGTTAAGAAAAGAACAAACTATATATGAAGAAATTATTTATAGTAAGGAAATTCGTTTTAGCAAAAGATATAAATGAAGTAATTAAAAAAGAATTAAAACAGAAACCAGATGATATTTATATAGACGAAGATTGGAAAAGAATGAATTGCGATACTAGAAATAAAAAATGTGGTTTTAGATAATCGAAAATTAAAACAAGGAAATAAATATGATTAGCGAACAAATTAAAGACCTAATATCAAATTTTGAATTAGAGTCCATACCAACAAATCCAAGTTACGCTAAGAACCAATTAGAAATTTTGGAATTGATTGATTCTTACTGGATGGATAAATACAAAGACAACGAATATGATTCTTTAGGAGTAAAGAAGTGTTTTTATAATATTGTAGAAAATCCCACCTTAGTTGCTTCTAAGATGATTGATTTGGATACTAAAGACATCAGAGTGGTAGCAGAAGAAGGACAAGAATATTATCCAGCTTGGTTTATGAATAAGGATGTGAAGATTTATATGAAAGATAAGAAGAATGAAGATGGTCTTACATTTGGACAACTTCTTAATTTATTTGTATATTCACTTCCTAAATATGGACACTTATTAGTAAAGAAAGTTGGTGATTCAATTAACGTAGTTCCTTTACAAAATATTATCTGTGAACAAAACAGAAAAGGATTTTTAGATTGCGATATTTTAATTGAGAAACATTGTTATACACCAACTCAATTTAAAAGAATAGGAAAAGAAAAAGGCTGGGATTGGAAGAAAACTTATGACGAATTTTCTGAAGCAGATGAATTTATTGTTTATGAAGTATTCGGTGCTGAAGACGAAGAAGGAAATAATTATTTTATAATCCCAGAAAACCTTGATGATAAATTTATTATCCACAAGGACAAAATAGATAGAAATAAACTTTACAAAGAAATAAAATGGGATGATATTCCTGGAAGAACCTTGGGTAGAGGACAAGTTGAAAAACTTTTTGAAGCCCAAATCCATATGAATACCATTGCCAATTACAAGAAAGAAGGATTACATTGGACTTCTAAACATATTTATCAATCTAGAGATGGTGGTATTGGAAGAAACTTAATGACCCAAACTGAAAATGGTGATATTATTATCGCCAATTCAGAAATCTCACCAATTGCTAATGAAGAAAGAAATCTCTCTGCTTACAGAGAAGAAGAAGATAGATGGGATACTTTAATTGACCGAAGAACTTTTGCTTTTGATGTAATGCGTGGAGAACGTGCTCCATCATCTACACCATTAGGTTCTTCTGTTTTACAAAGCCAAATGGCTTCTGGTTTCTTTGACTTAAAGAAAGAAGATTTGGGAATGTTTATTAAATCAATAATTTACGATTGGATTATTCCTGATTTCAAAAAATCAAAAAGAGGAAAACATAATATTCCATTAGGTGAATTTAATGAAGGTGAGTTAATGAGAATTAGAAATCTTACCATCATTAACAAGACCAATAAAAAAATTATTGACTATATTATTAAGAATAAAAAAATACCCAATAGTCAGGAATTTGAAATTATCAGAAGTCTGGTAAAAGAAGAAGTTAAGAGTGCCAAGTCAATAGAAATTCCGCAAGGATTTTATGACAACCTTAAATACAAGATAGACATTATCGTAACTGGTGAACAAGTAGATGTGGCTTCTAAATTAGCATCACTACAACAAGTTATGGGTATCGTAGGAACAAATCCTACTTTAATCAAAGACCCAACTACTAGACAATTCTTATTCCAAATGATGGACTTGGCAGGGATTAGTCCTGCTGGATTAGAAGGAGATATCCCTGACGTAGGAGATGTGATGGCACAAGCCCAATTAGGTGGTTCTGTCCCAGCACCTATTCCACAACCAGTAACTAATCAAACTCAAACTACACAACAAATATGAGAATAGGGAATGGAGCACAGACAGAAGAAACAAAAAAGAAAATAAGCGAACATAGTCCCAAATATTGGTTGGGTAAAAAAATGTCAGAAGAATCCAGAAAAAAATTAAGTAATTCTCTTAAGGGGAGAATACCTTGGAACAAAGGGATGGTAGGGGTAATTTCAGAAGAAAGTAGAAAAAGAATGAGTATGGCACAGAGGGGATTAAAAAAACCAAAATTATCATTAAGTATGGCAGGAAGAAAATTATCAGAAGAAACCAAGAGTAAAATGAGTTTATCACACGGTGGTAATGGAACGCCAAATATTCGTAGTAAGTATTATCATACCCACGATTATAAATATAAAGAATGGAGAACAAAAGTATTTGAAAGAGATAATTGGACTTGCCAAACTTGTGGTTTAAGAGGATGTAAATTAGAACCACATCACGTAAAAGGTTGGGCAAAATTTCCAGAATATAGATACGATGTTGAGAATGGGGTAACTCTATGTTTGGAGTGCCACAGATTAACTCGTAAGAAACCATTATTATAAAGCTAACGAAGGAAGACCAGCAATTTATCAAGATAAACAAGGACTATCTTAGTGCTATGTTTTCTCGTTGGGTTGCTAATATGAAAATGGATGTATTCGATATGGAAGCCGTGACTGAAGAACAGAAAACTGAAAGAGATAATCTTATATCCATTATTAAAATTTTTGAAACACTTTTATCTACGGTTAAAATTTTACCTTTAACTAAAAATAAAATTGATAATAACGTTTAAAATCGTGAGCACTAAAGCTCATTAAAAAATGAATTTAAGGAACAAAACTCCTATGGAAGAAAATGATTTAGAGATGGAGACTCTTGAAACTCCAGAAGACAAAACTTCTACAAATGACCAGTCGGAAGAACTTGAAAATCTTCGTAAAAAAGTGGAATCTCTTGAAAAAGATAAACAAACTTTATCTGCTCAAAAGGAACACTTTAAAGAGAAATTTGAAAAAATTGCTCCCAAAGAAGAAGTTAAAGAATCTCCGATTCCAACAACTGGACTCAGTCCGTTGGAGATAGTTAATCTTGCGAAGACACTTAACGATTATTCTTCTGATGAAGTAGAATTTATTGTAAAGGTGGCAAAGAGTAATAATCCTGCTGATATTATTTCGGCTTCAAAAGATGAGTGGGTCAATACAGCAATTCAATCTCGTAGAGAAAAAAAAGAAAAAGAAAATAAGATACCCTCTTCTTCTTCTCCCACAACTGGAAAAAATCCAATCGAGTCAGTTAAATTAGCCAATGACAAAAGAATTACTGATGAAGAATTAGATAGACGCACAAGAGAGGCGTATGAACAGAGCAGGAAGAACAAGGGGAGTGCTAGTATCTAAATAAATGGCTTTAGGTCAAACATATGATGTGTTCAATCCAGAAATCTGGAGTTCTAAATTAAACAGAGCTTTCCAGAAAAAATTGGTTGCAGCACAATTCTTCGATAATTATTCAAGTGAAATCGCTGGTCGTGGAGATTTATTGTGGATTCCTGGTTTATCTAATGGATTTACCGCTACCGCAATTGCCACTACTTCTGGTGATATTGCCCCAACCAATTTGTCCGATACAAAGTCTTCAATGACTATCGACCAATGGATGGGAACATCATTCGTAATGACCGACTATCAAGCGAAGATGGTTGGTTCTCAATATCGCTTACAAGAAGAGTATATTAACAAAATGGGCTACGCTTTAGCCTTGAAAGTTGATACCGACTTGTTGGCATTAGGTGCTTCAATCACTAAGGTTCTTAATGATTCTGCCACCTCAATTACCGCCACTGTTTTGGAACAAGCTATCGCTTTTATGGAATCTTCAAGTATTCCATTAAGTGAATGTGCCTTTATCTTCCACCCAAATGCTTATTGGAAAGAAGTTATGGGTTCTGACAAATTAGTCAATGCTTCAAAATATGGTAAAGTAATTTTACCGAATCCTCCGCATAATGAATTATATGGTATCCCTGTGTATATAACAGCTAACGTTCCTGCTGGAACTGCTGGCACAGAAGGAGGTCATCGTAATTTGTTAGTTCACAAAAATGCTATCATCTATGCTACGGCAAATGATGGTGTTCAGATTACTACCGCTAAAGGTGAATCTTTGAGAACTAAATACATTGCTGATATAATGTATGCGAAGAAACTCTTGAACGCTGGTTCAGGTGTAAGGATTATCTCAAATTACTAAAATTAATTAGTTAGCATCCTTGGCTAGCCTACCGTTGCGCCCACAGTTCTCTGAGGACCACAACGGATAGGAGAACAGGTTAGAACAGGATTTAATAAAATGATTATTACTTATTTCGCACACGTAACAAATAAAAATCGTGAAAACGATGAAGACATATTACAAGCTCTTAAAAAATTAGGTCATAAGGTTTATGCCATTGACGATAGAAATTTTGACCATCAAAAAGTTGTAGATACTGCTAATAAATCAGACTTATTTTTATTCCACAAGGGTGGTATAAATGAAGATAGTTTATTAGAACAAGAAGTTACCTTAATGAATTTACAGAATATGTTGAAAGACATTAAATGTAAAAAGGCTTTTTGGTATGTAGATAAGGTTTATCAGGGAAGAGAAAGATGGATTTCTGCTATTTACTCTTTAGTGAACGCTGGATTTCTAGTAGATGAAACATTTTTACGAAGAAGAAAATATCCTAACTTATATTCACTAAAACAGGGTTGCTCTATTAAACCCTTAAAGGGGAAGAAGAATCCTATTTATGAATGTGATATTGCTTATATTGGTTCAGTATATTCTGAACCGAGAAAGATGTTTGTGAAAGAAATGTCCAAAAGATATGGTGATAAGTTTAGAGTTTATACCGATGTTCACGGACAAGATTTCGCAGACCTTTGTGTTTCTGCTAAAATGATTATTTCACCAGATTATCCAATAGATGATTTTTATTGGGGAGATAGAATTTATAGAGTATGTGCTGCTGGTGGATTAATGGTTCATCCTAATTCCTATGGATTAAAAGACCAGGGATTTAAGAGTGGATATAATTTTATAGGATATACTGATTGGTGTGATTTAACTGAAATTATTGATTACTTCTTATCTGATAAAATGAAAAAAGTAAGAAAAGAAATTGCTAAGCGTGGAAAAGAATTAGTCGTAGAAAAATATAATTATGTAGAACTATGCAAGAAATTATTAAGCAAGATTTAAAAGAAAATCCTATAGAGTTATGTATGTGTGTCTATCAAAGATACTACAGACTTCCTACGATTATTAAACAATTACTTTCTCAAACTAATCAGGACTTCAACTTAAACATTTGGAATAATTCTGGAAAAGATTTAACTCCTTTTGTAAAAGATTTTCCTAAGGATAGATTACAAATTATTAACTCAGATACTAATGAGGGTTCTGCTGCTAGATTCAAAATTGTTCCACACACCAAAGGAGAATGTATTATTTTCTTTGATGATGATGAAACCTTAGAAACTAAATTTGTAGAATATAATTTTAAGGAATATCAGAGATTTGGAAAGGATTTTATTTTAGGTTGGTATACTAGAACTTTTGTTGGTAAGGGTTATGGAGATTCATTTGACGAATCACCTTATGGTTCAGAAGTAGATTATATTGGAACTGGTGGTATGGTTTTAAACAGATGGATATTTGATACTGAAGAATCATTACAAAATATTCCACAACCATACGATAAAGTAGAAGACCTTTATTTATGTTGGATAGCAAGAATGAAATATGCTATGCACTTAGTAAAATTGGTTCAATCGGCAACTATTGAAGTTGACGGTAAAGACCAATTTGTGAATATAGATAAAGAAGACATCTTCGCCAGGCTTAAATCAACTGGATGGAGATTAGTAAAGAATATGTATTTAGAAGAAATCGCTTACGAAAACATTAAAGACTTTCAAGAAGTAATGAATAAACTTCAAATTCCATTTTGGATTTCTGAGGGATTATTACTTGGCTTGAAAAGAGATGGTGGTGTAATCGTAGGTGATGAAGATGATATTGATATTTGTTTATGGAAAGAATATTCCAATCGTTCAGATGAAATTTTAGAAGCCTTAAAAGAAAAAGGATTTAAAGTTCTAGATGATTGGAAATTTGAAGGTTCTTCAGAAGGTATAGCGACATACCGAAATGGTAGTAAAATAGACATTATATTTACCAGAAAGAAAGGAGATGAAGTATTCTTCTTGGCAAGGAACTTGTCTGGTAATATGGGTAAACTCCCCTACTTCGCATTTGTTTTTCCTGCTTCAATTTATAATGAAATGGGAGAAATTAAATGGAGGGAATTAACACTTCCTTGCCCTAAAGATGTCGAAGGATTTTTAACTGCTCGGTATGGTGACTGGAAAACTAAAAAACTTCGTGGCATTGATTATCACGAAAGTAGTTTAGTTGACAATCCTTGTTATCGCACCGACTGGGAATATGATAAATAAACTCAAGGAAATTATGGGGAAACCCGTAATTGTTTGCGAAGCCCACAATGGACTTTCGGCGTTGCTCGTTGAAAACTCAAAATTCGATGCTATATGGGAATCTTCATTAACAGATTCAGCATCCAAAGGTCTTCCAGATATTGAATTGGTATCTATGGATTCTCGTCTTAATACCGTAAGGGAAATAAGACAGAACTCAACTAAACCAATTATCTTTGATGGTGATACTGGTGGACAAATTGACCACCTTCCTTATTGGTTGAATAGACTAAAGGAAGCAGGTGTTGATGCTGTAATTATAGAAGATAAGGTATTTCCTAAAAGAAATAGTCTTGATGAAAATTCTAAACAGATTTTAGAAAGCGTAGATACTTTTTGTGAAAAGATTAAGAAAGCAAAAGAGGGTTGTCCTGAAATGCTTTTATTCGCAAGATTAGAAAGTCTTATAGCAAAACATAGTATCTTTGAAGCATTAATTAGAGCAGAGGCTTTCTTAAATGCTGGTGCTGATGGAATAATGATTCACTCAAAGGCAAGTGTAAATGCTG